GAGCTCATTGAAAAAACGCCAAAAAGAAAAAGCGGTCGCCAAAGAAAGCAAAAATAGCGTAACTGTTTTTGCTTTCGAGGATAAGCACAAAGAGATAGATATAGAAATTAGGAAGCGTCGGGGAAAATGGTTTCTAGACTCTCTCGCATGGTTTGATTTTTCAGATGTGGAGCAAATAATCAGAGCACACATATTTAAAAAATGGGACCAATGGGATCAGTCTCGATCTCTTGCTCCTTGGATTAATAAGATTATTACAAATCAAATGAAGAACATACTGCGAAATAACTACTCTAATTTCGTTCGACCTTGTTTGAATTGCCCGTTTAATCAGTCGAAATGCTCAGATAGCGCAGGAATAAACCCAGGAAGCCTCTGTGGGTTTACATCCAGCGGAGAGCAGGACTCGGAATGTCCGCTATACTCTAAGTGGGAAAAAACTAAAAAATCAGCCTATGACATAAAAATGGCTGTAACGATAGAAAATCATCCTACAGAAATCTATTCCATGCGGGATACTTATGTTGATATTGATGAGTGTATAGTAAAATTATCCAAGGCTCTAGAGGAATCTTTGCCTGCAAAGCAGTATAGAATTTACGATATGCTTTATGTAAAGCACATGGAGGAAGAGGAAGTCGCGAAGATCATGGGGTACAAAACGACCGAAAAAGGTCGAAAGGCGGGGTATAAACAATTAAAAAATTTGAAAAAGATTTTCAAGGACAAGGCTATACAAATACTACAAAAAGGAGAGGTGATGGCTTATGAATCAGCTGCTGATGCTTTCAGAAATTCAAAAGGGGCGAATTAAGGAACTTGCTATAACCATTGGGGATTTGTCTCAATTAACCAAAGAGGTTTTTGAGGACGATACTCTTGATGGGCGAACTCGTCAGGGTAGGGCTATTAGGGCGTATCTTGCAGAGCAGGAGATTGAGTACTCTACGAGACACGTGGATAAAAAAGATGACGTGGAATTAAGCGATTGCCAAAAAGAGTTCGTAAGGGAAAATTGTTCCCCCGGGGTTTCTAGTTTGGAACTAGCTAAGCTGGCGTTTTCCGACTCTAACATAAAACACTTGAGTAAGGAGTTCTGGGCTGTGCATAACTATATAAGCGCAGAGGGCCTTGCTGCCTTCGCTCCCGAAAACGCTTTAAACGTTAGATATTCCCCTCCCAAGGCAGACAGTAAGGTGATAAAGAAAATTTTCGATTGCGTTGCCGTTGAAATTACCGAAGCAAGAATGACCGTGCAATACAAAAGATGCATAGAGGCTTTAAGGAAATTCATGGGCGCGCCAAGATTTCTCCAGGTAATAGAAACATATACCGGCCTAGAAGATAGAAATCTATTTGAGGCGGAATTCGTTAGGGCTACTTGGGACAAGCCCGATTTAACTACTGATGAAATTAATTTATACATTAATGTTTGTATGGATTATATCCACCTCAAAAGAATACAAAGCGCTATGAACAAGCTTAATCGAATGTTTGACGAGGCCGAAGATCAGCAGGACCTAACAGTTAGACTTGCCGAACTGTTAAAGACTAAAAGCGAAGAGTATAACCAGTGCGAAAAAAGAATGGAATCCTTGATATCTAAGCTCCAAGGGGATAGATCAAAAAGGATAAGTAGTCAAGTTGAGAAGAACGCCAGCATGTTGAATTTAGTTCAAATATTCCAAGAGGAGGAGGAAAGGAAAATTATGGTTAGAATGGCAGAGATGCAGCAGCAAACCATAAGCGAGGAAGCTGACCTTCTGGAAAAGATGCCCCAATGGAAAAGTAGGGTACTGGGGATAAGCAAGAAAGATGTTATATAGCGAGCAGATCGCTGGGGAAAGCTTTTGTCCGATTTCCTGCAACACTCCCTTATTCACCTTTGAGATATTAAACGAAATTAGACCTGGGGGGGATAATATTTTATTCTCAGAATGCATATTTAATGCTGACAAGAATAAAGGCTCATTGAATATAAATAACTCAAACAATATTATTTTTAAAAAATGTACTTTCTTTTCTGGTTTAGAGAAATGCGTTGAAATGTCTCGAGCAAGAGATATATTATTTAACGAGTGTATTTTTAATCTTAATGGTAATAGGCAAATATCAATAAACTGCGCTAGTAATTCTATTAAGTTCTTTGGTTGTAATTTTTTACATACTGGGAAGAGCGGGGAACAAGCCATGATTCTTGGGCCTTGGGTCGAGGAGGATAAGGTTTGGCGGCCGCCTGTTTCTGGGATATCATTTGAAAGATGTAGTTTTGCTGAGGGCCTTCTTCCTTATTTGGCGGTTAGGTCAATTAAGCCTAATATAGAGGGCAAGTCCGTGAGTAATTTTATTGTCGATTTGGTATGGTATCTCGCTAGAAAAATTCTAAGAAAAAAACCTGAGGTAGATTACAATATATATGAACACGAATATCTGTAAGGAGTGTAAAAAAAGCTTCGATAGCGAGAGGGCTCTTCATTGCCATATCAAGGTTCACAGTATGACGCTTGCGGAATATTATGTGAAATTTTTCCAAAGAAAAAATAAACTCACAGGAGACCTGCTTCCGTTTAAAAATAAGCAGGACTATTTTACTAAAGATTTTTCCAACAGAACTCAGCTAATTAAGTGGTGCGGTGAGTCTGGGGCAGAAGTTAAGGATTATATACTAAAGATGCTAAGTGATCGAATCACCTCCAAGTCCTTAGTGCGAGGGCCAGGACATGTCGAGCTCAAGTTTCAGTCCATGCCCGATCTTGACTCCTACATGAAATATTTCGATAGCTACACTGAGGCCTGTAGATTATGCGGAGTAACTCCTTTATTTGGCAAAAGGATTCCTCCTGAGTTTTTTGAGGAAATAGACATGCAAGACATGAAGATATTTATTGACACAAGGGAGCAGCAGCCACTCACTTTCGGCAATTCAGAGAAGATGAAGTTAGATTTCGGGGATTACACTTCTGCTGGTGAGTATTATGATTATACATATGTTGACAGAAAAAGTGCAAACGATCTAATCGGAACCTTAAGCCTTGGTAATCTTGATAGATTCAAGAGGGAAATCTCTAGGGCGAGGGATTTGGGAAGCTATCTTTTTATTGTCATAGATAGCGATATGCCTCATCTCGAAGCGTATATGCGGGCCGCCAAGAGTAATAAGTTTGGACCGCACAGAACAAATCTTAAATTTATTTACCATAATATGAGGGAAATTATGCATGAATTCGCTGATTCTTGTCAATTTGTTTTTTCTGGTAGCAGGGAGAACTCGGAAAGGATAATTGAAAAAATATTGTTTTTTGGTAGAAAATTATGGAACGTGGACGTACAATACTATATAGAAAAACATGGTCTGGGAACAAGGTAATCAGGGCTCTAGAGCCCCCGATATTCATATTAACGAATATCTTAACGGGAAAGAAGGCTTCCTTGAGGAGAAGGAGGCTAAGATACTCCTGTATAAATTTCTAAGGGAGAACACTAGCTTTACTACCGATCTTATTTCTGGAATTAAACTTTTCCCTTTTCAGCACATGGCTATCAAGGCTATGTTTGAGACGGATTACTTTATGGGAGTTTGGTCTCGAGGCATGTCTAAATCCTTCACTACTGGTATTTTTGCTTTCTTGGACGCTATATTAAATCAAGGGGTAGAGATCGGTATTTTGTCTAAGTCCTTTAGGCAGGCGAAGATGATCTTTAAAAAAATTGAGGATATCGCCGCCAAGCCTGAAGCGGGCTTTCTCTCACAGTGTATTACTAAAAAAAGTAAAAGTAATGACGAGTGGCTAATGGAAATTGGATCCTCCAGGATACGAGCTCTGCCTTTGGGCGACGGGGAAAAGCTTCGGGGTTTTAGGTTTCATAGAATTATCATTGACGAGTTTCTTCTTATGCCTGAACGGATATATAATGAGGTTATTGTACCTTTCTTGTCTGTCGTGGAAAACCCTACCCAGAGGGAGGATTTATATAATCTTGAAACAGAAGTGATTGCTCAAGGGAAGATGAAGGAGGAGGATAGGCACGTTTGGCCGAATAATAAACTAATAATGCTCTCTTCCGCGAGCTATAAATTTGAGTACATGTATAAACTTTATTCTCAATTTGAAGACTTGATTAAGAAGGGCGGAGGCAACTCCAAGGACGCTCATCGAGTTATCATGCAGTTTAGTTATGATTGCGCGCCAGGTCAGCTTTATGATCAAAATTTGCTCACTCAGGCTAAATCAACAATGAGTCAGAGTCAGTTTGAACGAGAGTTCGGTGCTGTTTTTACTGACGATAGTAGCGGGTATTTTAAGACTTCTCGTATGGCTGAGTGTTCCGTAAGGGACGGTGAAACCCCCAGCGTCGAGGTTAAGGGTGAAGCGGGTGCAAAATATCTACTTGCTTTTGACCCTAGTTGGGCTGAGTCAGAAAGCTCTGACGATTTTGCAATGAGCGTATTTAAATTAAATGATAAAAACCAGCAGAGTACAATGGTTCATTCTTACGCTCTGTCCGGAACTCATCTTAAGCAGCACATTGTGTATCTAGACTATATATTAAGCTCTTTTAATATTGTATGCATCGTTGGCGACTATAATGGCGGATTACAGTTTATTAATGCTGTTAACGAAAGTAGTTTATTTAAAAGGAAAAAGAGGGAGATAAAAATGCTTACCCCTGCTTTCGATAAACAAATAGATTACAACGATGACCTGAAGAAAGCTAAAACTGAATACGATATTGATGGTGGATGTATATGTTATTTAAGGAAACCTAGTTCAGCGTGGATTAGAAACGCTAACGAACTTCTTCAGGCGAACTTCGACCATAAGAGGATTTGGTTTGGAGCGAGAGCTCTTGATGATGCGTATAAGGAGCAGGTTGCTAAGAAGATTCCAATAGATAAACTTAAGTTTTTGAAAACTGCCGACTCTGAGGCTAAGCAATCTAATCGGGCAAAAATGATCGACTTCGTTGAGCATCAATATGAGATGATTGAGGTTACGAGATCTCAATGCGCGTTAATACAAATTAAGACATCTCCTCAAGGAAGCCAAACTTTTGACCTCCCCGATAACCTAAAAAGACAAACTGGCCCAGACAAAGCAAGAAAGGATAGTTATTCGGCATTAGTCCTTGGAAATTGGATGTCTCGTATTTATTTTGATATGCAAAACTTTAAGGGAGAGGAGGTAATGTCAACTTTTACCCCGATGTTTATTAGTTGACGTTGTCCGTTTTTAAGTGTAACATTATCTATTATAATGAGTGATCATGATTTTAAATATAAGGCGTCGTTCCCTTCTAGCCTAATTTACGCCTCGACTGACGTGGGATTTTTAAATATATCTACTGCGTCTTCTGATCATTTGGGAGAATTAATTCCTGAAGATATTGATTTAAATAAAAACATTGATCTTATTGCTGTAGCTTTCGACGCTGCAGTTGTTAACGACTTTAATAAGAACGGAGACGGTATAGCTTCGTCTGCAGCTTTGTCGATCAAGGACCTTTTTATACACAAACCCTGCAATATAGAACATCAAAAGGATAAGATAGTTGGCCATATTGTTAGCGCAGGATTTTCTCAATTCGGCGAAGGCAAGGAGTTTATAGAGGTATCTGCCGATGAGACAGGATTATTTAATATATCCCTCGGAGCTGTTGTTTATAAAACTGTTGCTCCTGAATTCACAGACATGATGCTTGAAGCTTCTGATCCCGAAAGCGAGTCATATCAAGAGATTTCTGCCAGCTGGGAAATAGGTTTTAATGAATATGTTATAGCGATCGGCTCAAATGTGGCTAACGCTGAAATAATAACTAACCCAGAGGAGATCGAGTCTCTGTCTTCGAATTTAAAATCTTTTGGGGGTAGTGGCGAGTTTAATGGACTCCCGATTAACAGACTTATTGTTGGTGATATTTACCCGCTTGGAATTGGCTTTACAAACAATCCTGCTGCTAATGTTAAGGGCGTGATGGTCAAGAACATGGGACAAAAAGAAACTTTACTTGACAAAGAGGAGCAAAGGCAAGATAATATTGTTGAAGAAAAAAGTTCTCTTTTAAAAAGTGAAACTGTAATACAAGACGAAGAAACATTTTTTCTTAATACTATGGAAAAGCAAGAACTACTAAAAGATATTGAACAGCTCCTTACAGAAAAGGCGGCTGCAAAAGACTTTTCGGAAGACGCTATCGCGAACATTACCAAAGTCTTTCACGATGCTATTCGTGAGAAGAGTGATGAGTATGTGCAGCAGGTAGAACAGGCGAAAGCCGAACAAGCCGAAGCAGAAGGCCAGAACGAGGAGCTTAAAAAAACTCTTTCTGATTTTCAAAATAAACTTGACGAAGCAGAGCTAAAGCTAAACGGCCTAGAGGACGAAAAGCTAAAAGCTCAAGCTCAAGCAGCATTTGACGCAAGGATGACTTGCATCGAAGACCTCTATGACCTTGAAGACGAAGACCGTAAGGTTGTCGCCTCAGAAGTTTCAACACTTCCTTTAGAAGAAGAAGCTTTCGCTGGTTACCAAGAGAAACTTGCTGTAATCTTCAAATCCAAGAGTAAGGAATACTTGACAAAATTGGCTGAAGAAATGGAGTCCAGAATTGCTGAAGAGGTAGAAAAACGATTGGCCGCTCAAGCTAGTCAAGAAGATACAACCACGGAAGTTGACAGTGTTGCTGAAACATTGGAAAAGGCCGAGGCTGAAGAAGTAACGCTTCCAAATAATAATTGTGAGACTGCTGAAAACGAGGAAACCCTTCGAGCTCGTTTTCAAAAAGCTTTCAAGGATAGTGTTAAAGTACAATTTTAAATACGAAGGTATAATATACAATGGCTATAAGATTAGAACCATATAGAGATTATAGTGAACATGAGGTAATTAACCTCTTCTCACTAGATACCACCGGCGCAACCCTAACGGATTGGAAAGCTGGCGGAACGGGCGATTTTGACGCAGGTGTCGTCGTTGCGGCGAAAGATGCAAATCTTCCCGGCGACCTACCTTCTTTAAGCGCTTTAAAAACATCGGGAGCACTGAGAGATTATCTTGGAGCGTCGGGTCAACCACACGTTGGTTATAACGCCTATCCGATTGTAGAAATGACATGTGAGCCTGCTACGGCCAATCCTATCGGGATTACGCTTAGACAGTCTCTCGCTTATGACGAAAACGGAGAAAACTTACTACGTTACCCCCTAAAGAAGGACGAGCTTCAAGCTGTCCTTCCTGGACAGGCTGTTCCAGTTCTCTCAAGAGGATTGGTGCTTCTAGGCCTTGCGGCTTTTGATGCAGCTCCTGACGTAGGAGATAAATTAGGACTAGGTGGAGCAGGCAAACTCGCTACTGATGTTGCAGGCACACTTGGTCAAGTTATCGCAAAGGGTGTAGCAACTGATGACGCATCTAAAACAAAGTTCCTGTGTAAGGTTTCTTTCTAAATTGAGGAGAAAAATAAAAAATGGAAATTAAAATCGAAAGAACTCCAGAGCAGGTCGAGCTAGTTAAAGCTATGGCCTCAAAGAACCGTGAGGTTGCTTACGAAGCGCAGGCTGCGCTTGGCGATTTCATCGGTCCAGTCTTGGCCGAAGTAGTAAATCAAGCTCCGACCGTCAGTAACTTGTTTACGACACTTCAGTTTAACTCTGAAGATAACGCTAGCATTCCTTTGGACCTGTATCATGATATTGGAGATGAAGATTACGTACAAATCTGGAGCCAAAACGCTCCAGGCGGTCTTCCTACTAATCATGTTGCACCTCGCCAACAAGAAATGAAATTCACAACCTACCGCCTTGATAGCGCAGTATCCTTCGATAAGAGGTTTGCTGCTCGCTCGAGAATGGATGTTGTGAGTAAGACTTTCACAAGGATTGCTCAAGAAATTTTGCTTAAGCAAGAAAAAACTTCTGCCGCCATGATAATGACAGCAGCAGCTAATGCTAATACTAACGGCAAGAACCACATTATGCGTGGCCATACGGCAGGAAGATTTCTTCTCGCCGACCTCAATAAGTTGTTTACTCTTACTAAGAGAGTTAATACCGCTTGGACGGGTGGAACTCCAGCAGACCGAAGAGGACGTGGGATCACAGATCTCATCGTTTCTCCAGAGATAGTTGAAGAAATCCGCGGCATGGCGTACAACCCAATCAACACTAGGGGTGACCTTAATGATCTTGCTGGTACCGATAAACTTCGGGATCAGGTGTTCAGTAGTGCTGGTATTCCTGAATTCTATGGTGTTTCTATCATGGAAATCAATGAAATGGGTATTGGTCAGAAGTGGAACGAACTGTTTAATCTAGTTTCCACTACCGCCTCCGGCGGTGGGGATAAGGATTACGGCGTATATGGTGACGGTTCTGCCGCCACTACGTTTGACGAAGCTACGGAGCAGGTTCTGCTTGGCGTAGATCTCTCTAGAGAATCTATGCTTCGCGCAGTTGCTACGGACTCCGAAACAGGAGCCGAGTTTGACTTGGTTGTTGACGATCAATTCGTATCCCGATCCCAGAAGATTGGGTACTACGGCTCTCTTGAAGAAGGTCGAATGATCCTTGACGATAGAGTGTTAACAGGTATTATTGTTTAAGCCACAGATAGGCTTTAAAGAAAATCCGCCCCTGAAAAGGGGTGGATTTTTTTTGTGTTCACGGATATAATATATTTGTGTATCCCTATACGGGAAAAGGATTTTTATGAAGCAACGAAATAAAACCACTAATAAGAGAACTGCCAAAAAGGCGGTACCAAATGGTAAGTTGAATGACTTAACCACTACAAACGGAAAGTGTTACGAGAAAAGTCTCGAAGTAGTCAAAAAACTCGAAGAACTTTTAGACGTTAAACAGACTAACCCATTCGGCACGCAAGATGCGAGAATTTTTAAGGAGAATCTTTCAACAATGAATTTAAGTGATATGCAGTCTTTGGCTGTAAGGTCTGGGATATTTCCTAACGGCAACCAAACCATATTAAAACAAAAGTTAGTTAAGGCTTTCAAGGCTGAAGGGTTTGGAACTGTCAATGCTGTCGTTCAGGGAAATGACCAAGTCAGCCTTGATCCCTCTAACCCTAAGCATAAGGAAATTATAGACTATCTAAAGGGCTGATTCATGGCTTATTCCCTTACATCTCTTGCTGAATATATATATGACGTTGAATTCGATTTTGGAGAATTATTTAGGGATAAATATGCTGATGCAGCTGCTGCAAGGACTGGGGAGCTTCCTTTAATCTCTGATTGGCTTGAGGCTCATGTAGGAGAGTTGAACGTCTTGATTTATTCAAGTTTTAATTCTGTTAATAAAGAAATCGAAAACTTTAAGCAGGAGGAAGGCTCTATACTTCTCGAAATGTACATGTTTAATTATTACAGGAAAATGGGTAGGTTAGCCCTCCGTGCAAAAGATACTACTATGGCCGGCTCCGTCCTGGATTTTAAGTCTCTACAAGAAGGGGATTCTGTTATTACCATGCCAGAGCCTTCATCTGGAGGGGGTTCCAGCGACCTCCCCAAGCACTACAGGCTTCTTATGGAGCAATCAAGGGACAATTTGGAAATCCTAGTCGCTCAGTACAACAGTTTGCACTCTCCCCCTAGTCAAGTAAGTGGGGACGATGGGGCTTAATTTAGTGTAATAAATAATATGAACAATAAAGAGGCTAATCATCTGCGCTTTGACGATATTTCGATATCCGAAGACGACAATGAAGTCAGGATGTATAAGTCTCAATTATTTCAGACTGCAAAGAAGGCTCAAGAAATTTTTGACTACCTAGGTAACGGAGCAAAAATGGAGGACTGGATGAAGAGCACAGTAGCTTCCGCCTTAGAAGGTTTAAGCAAGGTCTGCCAGAACATGGAGTTCGAGATAGCTTACCCTTCGGAAGTTGAGGATCCCCCTGGCGAACCTCAGGACGAAAAGGAGGGGAACAATTACTTGTCAAACGAAGACAAAAGGTATCCTGTCCCTCAAAGCTCTGAAAGCGGAGACTTATTCATGGGTAGGTGTATAGCCGACCCAAACATGAAAAATAGATATTCTGAGCAATCCGACAGGTTTCTTGCTTGTATGCTTATTTTGCAGAACCCGCCAGAGAACGTCGCAGATAATCCTGGGGAAAAATTCGATGACCCAATGGCTATTAAAGAAGTCTTGATTGAGCCTGAGAAACCTATTCTCCCTTGATCTTATAGTTAATTTCTTCTTTACTACATCCAAAGGACACTGTAATCTCTTCCTCTGAGCCAGCTCTAGACATAATGAGTTCTGCTAGAGGGTTTTCTATATACTTCTGTATCATCCTTGCTATAGGTCTTGCTCCAAACTTTGACTCTTCGACCCTGTTCGCAATTTCTTTAGTACACGATGTCTGAATTTTAAGATTAATACCTTTTTCTTTAGCTTTCTGCTTAAGAGGTTTGTATTCTAGATCTATTATTTTAATTAGTTCACCTCTTGTAAAGGGTTCAAATGTAACTATTTCCGTAAGTCTATTGATGAATTCTGGTTTTAATATCTCACAGGCTTTTTCAATTATTTTCTCATTAGACTTTTGGCTTGAATCTTGACCGAACCCTACGGAGCTTTGCTTGTGAGTTAAGCTGGAGCCGATGTTTCCCGTTAAGATAATGATACTATTTGTAAAGTCTCCTATTCTGCCAAGCCCGTCCGTAATTCTTCCTTCCTCTAGTATTTGAAGGAGGCACTGTATGACGTCTGGGTGAGCCTTCTCAATCTCATCGAATAAAACGACACTGTATGGGTTCTTGCATATTTTATCCACCAATAGTGATCCCTCTTCGTACCCTACATATCCCGGCGACGAACCTGACAATCTTGAAACCGCAGACTTTTCGGAGAACTCGCTCATGTCTAAGTATATTATTTCTGAGGCATCTCCCAGTAGCACTTTTGATATGCTTTTTGCTGTGTGAGTTTTCCCTAACCCGCTGCCTCCTAGTAGTAAAAAGGATCCTATAGGCTTCGATTCGTTAGATAATCCGGATTTTGACCTGAGTATAGCCTGGCATATTGCCTGTACAGCTTTTTCTTGTCCTATAATTTTTTTGCAGAGCTTCTTCTCTAGATTGAGGAATCTTTCCGCATCATTCCTTGAAAGCTCCGCTACAGGTATGGAAGTAATCTGTCCGATTGTTTTGTGGACATCAGAGAGTTTAACGACCTTTCTGTCTTTAATTTTCTTCGCTGCCCATCTAGTTAGGATATCTCCGTATTGTTTTAAAAGCTTCTCTTGTTTAATTTCTAAATCAACTGTATTTGCTCCAATCTTCTTTAGGGAGTCCTCTTCTTTCATCAGGTTCTCAAGCTCCAGCTCTATTTTCTTGACGGTTACTGGGCGAGTGAAACTGCTTATTTTTATTTTTGCCCCAGTTTGGTCGAGTATGTCTATTGCTTTATCTGGAAATTGTTTTGATGGCATATATCTGGCCGCCAAAGATACTATAGATTCAAGCACCTCGTCTTCGTATTTTACATAATGAAAACTTTCGTACTTGTCTTTTATTCCTTTCAATATCTCTAAAGTTTCCTCTGGTGAGGGAGGGGAGCATTTGATCGGCTGGAACCTTCTATCTAGCGCTCCGTCTTTATGTATTGTCTTTTTATATTCAGAGAAGGTTGTCGCTCCTATGCATTTTATATCCCCTCTCGCCAGGGTCGGTTTTAGTATGTTCGCCGCGTCCATCGTTCCCTCTGCGCTCCCCGCGCCAACTAGGGTATGTATTTCATCTATAAATAAAACTACGTTCTTGTCTTTTTTTAGCTCATCCAGTAAGCCTTTAAGTCTCTCCTCGAATTGACCTCTATATTTTGTGCCAGCAATCATTGCTGCTAGATCTAGGCAGTATATTTTCTTATCCAAGAGGTGTTCTGGGCACGAGCCTTCCACTATCGCCTGAGCTAGCCCTTCTACTGAAGCTGTTTTCCCTACTCCCGGATCTCCAACTAGTACTGGATTATTTTTTGTTCTCCTGCACAGGGTTTCGCATATTCTAAGTATTTCGTCCTCTTTGCCTATAATCCGGTCGAATTTATCTTGCGCTGCAAGTCTTGTATAGTTTATTGTATATTTTTCTACCATTGTCTTTGGTGGGTGCATTTTAGTGTTCTGGGGTGCAGGCTCTACTGGCGGTGGACCTATGGAGAAAAAAGTTTGATCTGGGTGAGGTATGTTTGCAAAAGACATTTGGAAATAGTTTTTAATACTATCTATAATTAAGTCTTGTGGAATATTTAAGCTTTTAAAGTATTTATTAATTGGAGACTTGTCATATTTAAGCATAGCAAGTAATAGGTGTTCTATACCTATATAGTCATGTCCAAAATTTAAGCTTACTATCGCTGCTATATCTAATACTTGTTTAAATCTTGATCCATATTTTATCTCAGAACTCTTTCCTGCTGCCCCTCTTGAGGAATCCTTCCTTAGTGAGGAGGCTATAGCACTCATTAAGGATAGGGGGTTAGCACCAACCTCTAGGAGCACTTCGTGGACAACTCCTGCCTTCAGGCTTAATATTCCCAAGAATAAGTGCTCTAGGGAAATTGACTCTGACTCTAAGTCTCTTGCGTGTTTTTTGGCGATATCAATAGCTCTCTGAGCTCGAGGTGTGAAGTTTGGCTTGTTTTCCATATGTTTCATTACACTACTTGACGTCAGCGAGCTTCATGTATACTGATTGATTTAGGATTCTAAGGTCCTTGATGAACATTATATCTTCCCCCTTCTGTCCGTACGCTACTACAATATTATTCTCCTTCGGCATTTCGTTGGAATTTAGGAAGTTGTCTAGTGTCTTTTCGTTTCTTCGGTTACATAGCATGCAGTTAAAGATTCCATGCTCGTCAGAGATTGAGATTCTCATATATTTATTACCCGCCCTACTTGTCTGCACCGCACATTCTTCTACTAACCCAATAGCCTTGCAAAATGAGTTTTGTTCCATAGAGTTGTATTCCCTGAAGTTCTTGTATCCTGAGCCATTCTGGCAAAACAGGGCTTTTAGGTTTGTGCTATAAGAATAACCCAGCAGCTGCGTTTCGAAATACCAATCCGCAAACCCATGAGACTTCATGTTTTGTGAATATATCTCCTTGTAGGGTTGATACCTTTTCCTGAAAGTCTCAAACCTGGAATCTTTAAAAAAGGGTTTACCGTCGCCTCCCACTAGGGATTTCTCCCTCACTTCGACAATCGAGTCCAGTAGTCTCCAATTGTATTTCTTCCCAATATGTAGAAAATTCCTTTTCTCTCTATCTGTGAGTATATTAAATACTTGAGCCTCTAAGACTAGTAGCGCCCTGCTCCCTTCGTAGTTCGATAGGGCTCCCGCTTGAATTAAGGCGCATAAGATTCCTATGTTTAATCCTGACTGCTTTGCCGCGATAAACATCTCGTACTTAGATGGGGGATCCTCCCCTCTAAACTTAATCAAGGACTCTATTGACTTCTCGCTAATACCCTTGATGCTATTTAAGCCGTATCTAATATCCTTGCCTTCTTTTGCAAAATCCATTTTAGATTTCGACAAGTTAGGTGGTAATAGTTTTATATTAAAAAGCGAAAGCTCCTTACTTATTCTTTTGATTTCCTCCTGAGGCGCAGGCTCGAACCTCGTCATCTTTAATAGCGACAAGAAGAAGTCTTGAGGGTATTTGAATTTTAAGTAAGTAGTCCACGCGGATAGTGTGGCGTATGCAATTGAGTGGCTTTTGTTAAACGAATAGTTTGCGCTGTCCTCTGCAACCTTCCAAAGCATATCTCCTACTGATTCGTCTAGCTTTTGTTCAATAATCTTTTCTTCAATTTTCTTTTTCCATTCCGACATTTGATCAATCTTTTTCTTTCCGACGATCCGTCTAATTTGCTCGGACTCATCTAGGCTAAATCCGACCTTTACTGCCATCTTCATTAACTGCTCTTGGTATAGGGGTATTCCTCCTGTATAGGAAAGGACGTCATCGAAAAACTCATGTACGCTTTGAAACTGCCCGGTTTCTACGTACTTTTGATAAAAACCCATGAACTCTAGGGCTCCTGGTCGTGCTATAGCAAGTACAGCACTGAGTTGTTCTAGATTTTTTGGCTTAACTTTCTTACAAACCTTAAAATCGGTATCTGCCTCTATTTGAAATAGGCCGTGAGGGGAGACTAGATTCTGAAGAGGTAGGTACACCTCTTCCGAGTGAACATCTATATCTTCCGTGGTTATGCCTACAGCCTTGCATGTTCCGTCGATAACGCTCAAGGTTCTCAGTCCTAGAATATCGAACTTAACCATTAGTTCTGCGACATGATTCATGTCGTAGCCTGTCACTACTGCTCCTTCTGATGTCTTTTGAGTGGGACAAATCTCTGATATTTTTTTGTAGGATATCGCTATGCCTGAAGGGTGGACTCCTGTGTTTTTAATTAAACCCTCCAGCTTTCTTGCCACCTTTAGAATATCCCCTCTCTTCTCTGTCCAGGCTCTAAACTCCTCTGAAGCCTCAAGGGAGTCTTCTATTGACATGACCTTGCCGAACTGCTTTGGAATGCATGCACTGACTTCTGAGACTGCGGATTCGTCTAGCTCTCCCACTATCTTTCCGCATTCTTTCATACATAACTTACTGCTTAAGGTGTTCAGCGTAAGTATTTTGGCTGTACGATTTGGGTGAGATTTCTCGATATACTCTATTACTTTTTGTCTATGCTCATAAGCGATATCGTTATCAATATCTGCTAAAAGAGATCCATCAAGATAGGTTTTCCCGTCCTTTTCTATTTTGCGAGCCCTACTCTTTGAGACAAATCTCTCGAAAAAGAGGTCGTTCTCTACGGGGTCAATCTTTGTTACCCCTATCAGGAATAAAACTAATGATCCTGCTGCAGAACCCCTTCCTGGGCCTGTTGGAATATTGTTTATATCGCAAAAGTTTAATATATCCCAGTTTAAAAGTATGTAGTCCGTGAAACCAAGGTCCTCTAGGATCTTGAGCTCCATCTTTGCCCTATCATAATACTCTTGTTTATTCTCCTTTTCTTTTATTCTAAGTCTATCTACCCCTTTATGACATAATTTTCTGAGTAGGTCAAAGTTGTTCTCGAAGCTTTTTATGCCAAACCTGTTCAGTTTGCTTTGTTTTACTTTCATCTGGGGTAGGGTAACTCCAGGCTCCATGCAATCTTTATATCTCTTAAATTTATCTTTAAAGCTCATACTTCTGTTTGCCATATTATTTTATTAAATATATCCATATTTCTCCTAATGTCGTAAAGCGCGTCATGCAGCTTTTGGGGGTCAAATTCTACATCGTAATCCTTGCAGCACTGCTGAAGGCTGACTCTTAAACCTCTCTCTCTGAAGTTTAGGAGTCTATATTGCCATGGGAGTAGTTCTTCGCCTTTTGGTTTTTTTATATCTTTCTTTACAGCTCTTGCTAAACAGACTGTATCTATTATCCTCTTGCAAAAGGAATAGTCCGGCTTTAGCCCGCATAGCCTTCTGTGTATGTTGTATATGTAGACATCGAACCCTAGGACATTGTGTCCTAGTGGAATTATGTCCTCGTCTCCGAGTAGGCTTTCAAATTCCTTCATTACCGTCTTAGGGCAAACTTTATTTTTATTGTACTTCGACATTGAGAACCCAGTGATTCTTGCTGCCTCTTTCGAGACTTTTAGATCATCCCATTTCAGCATGTAGTCTTTTTCCATTAGAATTTTGTCGCCCTGGAATACTATGTAGGCGAGTTGCCATGGTTTGTTTTCGTTTGAGACTAGGTTTAGGTTGCATGTTTCATAATCGAATACCATGTATTTTTGTTTTTTATTAAATCTTAGCAGTTCTTCTTTCATGTTCGTTTATTGTTTTTCTTTAAAGGATTCGAAGCAAAATTCATTGCTCCCAAAGTGGTCTAGGTTTGGTTTGGACAACGAGCTCTTTCCAAACTTACGCGTACAGATGCACTTGTAGGTTTGTAATACTTCTACGTCTTCTTTTTTCTCATAAAGGATACTCTTTACTTCTTGCGTCTCTAATTTATTGTCAGAGGCGTACTTTCCTGCGGTTTGCCTAACTAAGTCGTCAAAAGGAAGGCCGTTATCCTGAAGGAAGAATAGGGGATTGAACGGCAACAGGTTCGGGGCGCACGCATCAAAGTTCGTTAGGTTTTGATGTATAAATGAATCGTAAAAGGGCACTACTAGCAGTAGGTCTTTCTCGTTCCAGTTTTCTTCTAAAATCTTTTCGTCGCAGCAGCAATCCTCTTTTTCGAAAGATTGACTGTATATTTTATTTAATCTCTTACATCCCTTGGAGTTTCTTGCGAACACATTAATTTTATGCGAACCTTCAAACGCTAATTGAATACCGTATACCAGTTGGACCCCTAATTCGTCCGAATTTTTTACCGCCTCAGGGAAGCCTGTCATTGAGTTTTCTAAGAGGAATAACTCTTCCCTCCCTTGCTCTTCCAGTATCGAGAAGATGCTCCTTGCTCCGTTGGGGTTAGTTTTTGAAGGAAGTTCTAATGTAAGAATACTCTTGCCAAAGCTATAATGAGAAGTAAATACAGGAATCATATATGGGTTTAAGTATATATGATTTTTGTATATTTGTCAAGTATTTAAAAGCTTATTTGTTAGTATTGTATTGTCCGTCCGTAAGTCCCGCTCCGTATATGTTTAGGTCAATCCCTATCTTCTTGGAGGCATTGAATAAGAGCTCTAAATAGTATTGAGGGGTTCCTTCGTCATTGGCGTGGTATTCGTCGCTAAAGACGATTCCGTTCTTTTCTTTTATTCTGAAGGTGTTATTTTGCCAATAATATTGTTTGAGGTTTTTGTTTTTTAAATAGCCTTCCCCTTGAAAAGCGTTACCCACAAACTCTTTAAAAGATTTTGCGAAAGTTTTCCCCCTGTCCACTTGGAACATTATTCCCCTGTAAACTCCGCCGTGGTTATTGAGCTTGGATTTAAGCGCTTTTAGGTCGTCGAGGTAGTCCCCTTCTGGTTTCTTGTTAAAATTTGGCAAATGGTAGCAGGGCTGAGCTTCATCTTGGAAGGCTACTGCGAGTACGTTTTCTTTTTCCGCAGCCTTAGCGAAGAACTTTAATGTCCTTTCTCCTGAATCTGAGATTATGCTTACTCTATTGTTATATAGCGATTCGTCATTATTATAGTACGGCAGTAATGCCTCTTTAAGTAAAGTGTCCTTCATTATCTCTAGCTGTTTTCTGGTATTAAGTATACTTCCGCTTCCATCAACGTGCATCATGATGTGGAGCTCTCCGTCTTTTGGTAAGTGTTCGTAGCCCAAGCTTCTTCCGTGCCCTGGGTATCCTATGCCCGCGCCAAGTCCTAGTTTTTTACTAACCTGCTTTGTCATTAATCCTGCAGCGCAACCTGCTCCGGCTCCACTTACTAGGCCTGCTACGCCATCAGAGGGCGCTAGAGGGCTTTCTGATACGTTTGGTTGGCCTGGCATGCCCATGCCC